AGAGGCAGAAGAACTACTTAAAGTTGCTGAATCTAATAGATCTGAAAGAGAGCAAGCTATGCAACAACAACAAATACAATCTCAAGAACAACAAGCTGAAGCTCAAAGAAATTGGGAAGGAGAAAAAATGCAAATTGAACATCAAAATAATATGGAAGCTATTCAACTTAAAGGTGAACTTGATATTCAAAAACAAACTATTCTTTCTATGGGATTCAATGAAGATAAAGATTTGGATAAAGATGGAATGCCTGATGCACTTGAAGTAGCTAAGTTTGGAGTGGATGCAGAAATAAAACAAAGAAAAATGGATTTAGATGAACAAAAATTAGAACAACAAAAAAAAGAACACGAGGATAAAAAAGTCTTAGAAGAGAAGAAAATTAAATCTCAAATGGCTAAAAAAATAAATTCTAATAAATAAAAATTATAAAAAGCTATTAGCTATGAATTTACATAGTTAAGTTTTAAACTGTAAAAAATTAAATAATTAATCTTAAATTTGCAAAACAATTATGGCAGAAACAACAGAACAAACAAATGATCAATCTCAAAATGGTTTATTAGACTTTAATTGGGATGATAGTTCAGAATCTTTTTTTGGATTAGATGAACAAGGGCAAGAACCTCAACCAATTGAGAAACCTAAAACCTCAGAAACAACTAAAGTAGATGATACATCAACAGAAGATAAACCTGAAGAAGGTAAAGATAAAATCAAAGAAGATGAAGAAAACACTTCCTTCTTTGAAGAAAATGAAGAAGATGAAAAACCTAAGGGAAAAGAATCAGAGAATACAAGTTTTTATGCAGATGTATACAAAGATTTAAAAGAAACAGGTATCTTTAAACATGTAGAAATTGAGGAAGATGAAGAGATAGATGCTGATAGATTATATGAATTACAGCAAGAAGAAATTGAAGCTGAAGTTGGGGCAAGATTAGAATCTTGGGCTAATGAAGATTTAGATGAAGATGCACAAGCATTTATTAAGTTTAAACTTCAAGGTGGAAATACAGCTGATTTCTTTAAAACTTATCAGAATAATTCTCAAATTACTTTAGGGGATATTGAGGATGAAAATTATCAAGATCAATTAATTAGATATCAGTTACAGAAAGAAGGTTGGGATAAAGATGAAATTGAAGACAGATTAGAATATTTAACTGATTCAAATAAAAAATCTAAGTTTGCTGAAAAGTATTATTCTAAACTAGAAAAAGAAATTGAACAAGAAAAACAAAATCTTAATAAACAAGCAGAAGAACAGAGACAAAGAGCTAAATTACAAGAAGAAGAATTTAAAGCTAGTATTAAAGATACTTTAGATGCTAATTCAGAAATTAAAGGTTTAAAATTGTCTGATAAAGATAAGGGAACAATTCTTAATTTCCTTACAAGAAAAGATCAAAAAATAGATAATAATACGAGTATAACAGGATTCCAAAAAAAGCTTTCTGAAGTATTTAAAGATCCCAATAAAATTGTATTGTTAGCAAAATTAGTTAATGATGATTTTGATTTTTCAACATTAGAAAAATCTACTGTAACAAAAAAAACAAAAGAAGTTAAAAGAAACATAGAGAATAGGCAAAGTATGAGACCATCTGGTTCTGGAAGTTCATCAGGTGCTAACAGCTTAGCTAGCTTATTTGATAAATAAATTATAAATAATTATGGCAACATTAGGAAGATTAAAAACAAAACAAATGCCTTGGCATGCTAACATGACTGAGCTTAACCATTTGGGAGCTGCTTTGATTGCTAAACCTCAAATTTTTGAGGGTAAGATGAATCAATTGTTTTCTGCACAGAATTACTACTCAGATAACCCACTTTCAAGTATAGCTTGGACTTCAGGATCTGAAAAAGTAGTTACTACTAATTCTTGGGAATGGAAAATGAAAGGAGCTAATACTAAGCCACTAATAGTTCTAGAAAATGTAGAACCTGTAGCTAATACTACATTAGGGCAAGGTAGAACAACCTTCAAAATTAAACTTGATGAAAATTGGTTTGTAGCTGGGGATGTTATTAGTCCAGGAACAGCAGGACAAAGATATCAGTGTAGAATTCAAGAAGAACCTCAAAGACATGGAAATGGATGGGTTTATATTGTAAGACTAGTAACTGATGATTTTAAAGCATTCTTACCTGTAGCATTAGTACAACCAGGACAACAATGGGCTAAGCTTTATTCTACTTATGAAGAAGGGGCTTCTCAAGATGGTTCTACTCAATATGCAGCACCATTAACTCTTCAAAACTCATTAGGTAAGTTTAGAAAGAAATATATGGTAACTGACTATGCAGCTGAGGAAGTACTAGCAGTTAAGGTTCCAGATTCAAAAGGAGGATACCATGATTCATGGATTAAATATGCTGAAGTTGAATATTGGAGACAATGGTATAGAGAATTAGAAAGAGCTTATTGGTATAATAGAAAAGCTAGATCAATTGAAGGTTCAACTGGTAGATCTGTAGATTCATTCTCAGGTATTCATGAACAATTAGAAGATGCACACGTACATTACTACACTGATTTAACAGCTAAATTGATTGAAGAATTCTTACTAGATATTTTCTATTCAAGAGTTAAACCAGGTTCAGGTAGAAAAATTAAAGTATTTACAGGTGAATATGGTATGCTATTGTTTAACAGAGCTATGCAAGATTTACTAGATAAGAGAGGATGGTTTATTGCAAATCAAAACTTTAATCCAGTACAAAAAACTAGTTCAGAATACAATTCAAATGCTTATGCAGTAGGATATCAATTTGTTAAATACATTATGCATAATGGTGCAGAGTTAGAACTTGTTCATAACCCACTATATGATGATAGATCAATTCACTTTGAAATTGACCCAATTACAGGTTATCCTGTAGAATCAATGAGATTTACTTTCCTTGATTTCTCAGGAGGTGATGGACAATCAAATGTACAACTAGTATCTAAAAAAGATGGGTATAAATTTGGATATGTAAATGGTTTAGTAGGTCCTTATGGTCCATCTAAAGGGGGACAAATGTCTCACTCTGGAGAATACTACTCAATGCACGTATCTAAAGAATGTGGTGTACATATTGAGGATATTACTAAGTGTGGTGAATTACTTTTAAAGAGAAATGTTGGATTCTAATTAAAAATTTTATATATTTGCAGTTGAATAAATAGTAAGGGGAAAATCCCCTTACTTACAACTGTATAAAAAGAGAAAAATATGCAATTAGTAGAAGTAAGACCAATTGAAAGAGAAAGATGGCATGGGTTAAAAGGTAAAGATGCTATTACCAGACCAGTAGTAATTGAAGCCCTGTTAAGTAGTACAACAGGTAAACTTGCCACAGGACTAACAAGTGAGGATAGAGAGAGATTAGAAAAAGAGACAGGATATGATTTGTCTCCAGACTACAATCCTAATAAACCTCATGCATTTTGGAGTAGTCCAGCAGCTTTTGTAAAGCTAGAGCATAAAACAAATATCTTTGATTTAAGTAATCCTTTGGATGAAATCAGAGTTAAAATTATGAAAGCTTCAGATCTTGTAGCTAACTCACAAAAAGAATTTGATGAAGGTAAATTCCCATTAGCTCAATTTGTGATTTATGATGAAAGAGAAGAAGTTGAAATGAAAGCTTCTAAGGCAGCAATTAGAAGAAAAGTAGTAATTGAAGCAGATAAATTATCAGCCACTAGAAAGTCAGAAATTATTCAAGTAGTACTAGGTATTACAACAAGAAATCAATCTAATGATTATATTGATTTAAAATTAGATGAAGCTATTGATAAAGATGGACCTCAAAGAATTTTAGATTTAATTAAAAGAGATAAATCTAGAACATCTTTACATGCTACAGTACTAGAAGCTATACATAAAAATATCTTAAGAAAAGAAGGTACAGCAGTATACTATATGGATGATCAACTTGGGTTTGATATTGAATCAACTATAGACTATTTACAAGACTCTAAAAACCAAGCTTTAAAAGCTCAAATTATAGAAAAATTAAATTAAGATAGTTATGACAATAAAGGAAATGCAATATGACATTAAGTTCAAGCTTAATAAAGTAGATTCTCAACAATATAGAAATTTGAGGATACCAGAGTTAGACTGGGTTATTAATGAAGCTTATGAGATTTTTGTTAAATCTGTTGCAGAACCTAGAACTTCTAACTATTTAGGATTTGAAACTAATCAAAGAACTATAGACGATATAAGAACTATAGTTGTAAATGATAAAAATATAATCCCTACAAAATTAGATAATAAAACATATGTTTTATCTTTACCTCAAGATTATATGTTTTATATTTCTGCAAATATTGTTATCTCTAAAAAAAATTGTTCTGACAGAATTGCTAGAGCAATATTAAGACAACATGATGACAGATTTGAATCAAGTCCATTTGATAACTCTTCTTTTGAATGGAAAGAAGTAAACATAAGATTCTATGAAAATGGAATAAAACTATTTACAGATGGTACATTTGATATAAAAGAGGTAAAGCTTAATTACATAAGAAAACATGCTTATATACACAATGCTCAAGACTTTTTACCTACAGGTTCATATAAACTTCCTTCAGGAGTAGTATTAACAGGTAGTCAAGATTGTGAACTTCCAACACAAACACATAGAGAAATTGTAGATATAGCTGTACTTATACTAACTAATAACTTGGAATTACCAACTTATCAGTTAAAACAAGCAAAAGTAAATTTAAACCAAACTTAATTAAAAATTAAAAATTATGAGTAGAAACAATGATGTGTTTCATTTGCTAGTAACAAAAGGAAACCAAGCAGTTTTAGCTAAAGATAAGAAAGTTACTGAATTGCTTCCAGGACAAATTGGTGTATTTGATTATAACACTAATTTATCTTTTGATGCAACTGTAGCTAATGCTCCAAAGAATTTCTATTTAGCAGTAGGACTTGATGCAGGTAATGGTACTTTAGGAGATATTATGAAAAGTGCAGGAAGTCATGTGCAAGGTAAAAACGTAGCTTTCTTTAGTTTTAGACCTTATACACCTGGAAGACCTATGAAGGTTCTTTTAAAAGATTATGTGGCTAAATGTGATACAGAATATGGTGTTAAACTAGAACTTAGAAATCAAGAAATCTATAAAACACAAGGATACAATCAGTTCACTAAAACATATTCAATGAAGACTTCATGTTGTGATGGATGTGAACTTACTTGCCCTTCTGGAGATGCTAATGAGATTACAAGACAACTATTAGTAAATGTATTAAATGATCCATCTGGATTAATTACAGCTAAAGCAGTTGCAAGACAAGCTTTAACAACTGCAACTCATGGAGTATCAGCAGATATTGCAAAAGGTGGAGTAGTATCAAATGCTAATTTAGAAGCTATTATGGCTTATAATGCAACTCAAACTGATACAGCTAACTTTGTGTATACAGATCTTGAATTTGAAACTATACCACAAACTATACAAGATTTTACTTCAGTATCACTTAATTATATGTACCCTAGACAAACAGTAGCAATACTTTCTAAAGTTATAGGGTTTGAATGCACAGGTGCTGTAGAAGTAACTCAAACAGCAGTATTTGAAGAAGGTGCTGGAATTGATGTAAAACAATTAGAATACATTGCTAAAGGTTGGACAGAAGGTCCTTACAGAGTTTCAAATATTAATGCTGTTGCAGAGAACAGAGCTTTTGTTACAGATGCTACAGCTAAATATGATGTATTCGCATTAACTTATGATCAATTCTCTTTAGGAGGATGGCTAGAATATTTCCATAACCAAGCAAGTATTATTGCTATACCTACAGCAGATGCTACAACTAGAAATGGATTAGCAGCTATTTTAGATAAAGTAACAGTACCTCAAGGTTTTGATGCTCTTGCAGATGATTCAGCAGCAGCTGTAGCTAATGTTACAACAATTGAAAAAACTGAAAATAAAGGTGTTGCTACAGATGGTTTATCTTAAAACAACAATTTTAAATAATTTATTAACTAAAAGAGTGGTGAGAAATCACCACTCTTTTTAATACCCAAAATTTGCCATTTATCACTAATACCAGGAATATCATTACTATATGCTGTTTCTCCTTCTTTTAATTCCCAAAGTTTAAAGTTATAAGTTCTTTGTATATTACTTCCTGTTAGTGGAAAAACAGAATTTTCAAACTTCATAATAGAAGAAGTGTTTATCTGTTTTTCTATTTTTGAATGTATATAATTAGTACCATCAAAAAAAACATAATTATAGAAATTATCTTCTGTAATTATTGGAGTATTAGTAGGTATTGCTTCTCCATAAGGTATATTAGGAATTAAATTATCATAGCTTCCAATATCAATTAATTCATATTTTCCCTCTTCAATAGGAGCAGTATCTTCTACTTTTAGAAATCCTTTTAAATCTCTTGTAGAATTTAAAATTTGAAATTGTAAAATTTCAAGTTCTTGTTGTAAATTATTAATATTACTAATAAGAAGTTCTTCTTCTCCTAAAGTTTGAAAATCTTGACTTAATAATCTTATTTTCGTACCTACTAAATCTAAATATTTTCCAAAATTAGATAATTTAATCTCTATATTATCTTCATTTTCTATCAATTGTATATCTGTTATATTACTTTTTAAAGTTCTAAATTCTTGAAAAATATCTTCATTATCTATAGAAGAACCTTTATATATTTTTACTCCAGTTCCTATATTTTTACCTTTAAATATATTAGATATATAATTTAACCATTTTTGAGAAAATCTAATTATACTATGTTTTTTTATTCCACTTAAAGGTTCAGGAGAATTTACAAATTCTAAATGTTCTTTGTAAGCAGATATTTGATTTACTTCTGGAGTAATCATTGTGACTCTATCATAACCAGTTGGATCTGTTGTATTACTTACTGCAAGATTTCTATCTTCACAACTATGATCTTCTTGATAAGAAACACAGATTACAGGGTTATTAGGGATATTACAACCACATTTTTTTATTTCACACATATTATTTTATTTTTAAAGTTCTGTTAAATTAGAGTCTGATATATAAAAATTTGGATTTGTTAAAATACTACTTTCTATACATTTAAAATTCAAATTATTTTTTTCTAAACATGGTAATATATTATCTATATTAAATTTAAAATCTACTTGTTCAGTACAACAAGTATATATAGATCTTTCTCCTATATAAAAGATGTAATACAAATATCCAATTATATTTTTATAAATAGTGTCATCAAATTCTTTTCCAATAGCTTCTCCTAATATAACACAGTTTATATCTTTTAGTATAGAATCTTCTATACAATCTAATCCAGTATTAAAAAAGAAAGAATAATACTCTTTATTTAATATATAAAAACTTATCATTTTTAAAATTAAATCAGACTTACCTTTTGTATCATTACAATTATCATTGCAATTTGTACAATCACAACCACATAAAAAATTTTGAGAATTTCTTATAATAGAGTCTAATAGTTTATTAAAACTACTAAAAATATATTCTTTATATTCAAATTCTTCAGTTATAGGGTTAGTAGAAGTAATTTTAATTTTATACTTACCATCTTGAAAAGGTATTTTAAATACTATTATATCTGCAACATCTAATATACCTGTAACTTTACTAAAGGAATTAGAAGTATTTTTATAAAATATTTGGACAGATATATTTTTACTACCTGTTTTAGTAATAGTTATATTACCCAAATCTCTACTTATTTTATAACCTAGTGTATTATTTGTTATTGGCATATTTTGGGTATTAAAAAGAGTGGTGATTTCTCACCACTCTTTTAGTTAATAAATTATTTAAAATTGTTGTTTTAAGATAAACCATCTGTAGCAACACCTTTATTTTC